GCATTTAACTTCCTAAAGAATGCCGCAGACTTAGATGCCCAAATTAAGGGTCAAGAACTGTTTGCGGCTCGTACTGGCGTGTCTATGAAACTTATGACACAAAATATTCAAGAGGCAACAGGTGGGCTTGTAGCATTTAAAGAAGCCGCACAAGCTGCAGCAATCGGACAGGCCGCAGGACTTACTGCGGATCAAATGGAGCGTCTTGGTAAGGTTGCAAAGAATGCGGGTACAATCCTTGGTAGAGATGTTACGGACTCGTTTAATCGACTTACTCGTGGTGCAATCAAAGCAGAGCCAGAACTACTTGACGAATTGGGTATTATTGTTCGTATTAAAGATGCTTCCGAAGAGTATGCTAAAACTATAGGTAAAAATGCTTCAGACTTAACAACGTATGAAAAAAGCCAAGCAGTTGTAAATGCAGTTCTAGAGCAAGGTGAGCAAAAATTTGGACAAGTAGGGAACGCTGTAAATCAAGTAGCTGCATTTGGTGCAAAGTTCCGAGACACTTTCAAAGATATGGCAGGTCCAATTGCGGATGTTGCAAACTTCTTTGCGGGTGCATTTAAGGACAGTATTCTTGCAGTTTCCGCTGTATTTGGTATTCTCGGAGTTAGTATAATCCGAAGTATAATGCCTGCAGGTCCTGCTCTTGCGAGTACTGCGGAAGCAGCAAAAGCTGCTCGTAAACGAATGCAAAAAGCCGCAGGAGATGAGCAAAAATCTCGCATCGCAGGAGAAATCAAGGCAGGAAACTTTACAAAAAGAGTAATGAGAGATATAGAAAGATCTCTTACTGCAAAGCACTCAAAGGTTATAAACTATTCTAAAGTAGAAAGAGCCCAGATTCAAAGGGATCTCTTACTTATTCGTGCAGATCAATTAAGAACTACTGCAGAAGGTTCAAATGCGTGGAATCGTTATTTTTTAAATATTCGTGCTCAACTTGCTACTACTCAGGCAGAGTTTGGAAAGTTTTTTGGATTTGTACGCTTTGCTGGTGCTGGTCTTGGAAACTTGCTGTCAAAAGCATTTGGAGCTGCTTCTTTTATTGGTATCGGTATTATGCTTTTTGAATTAGGAAAGCAGTTTCGTCAGACTTTTTTAATCAGTAAAGAATTACGAGAGGCGGAACAACAATTAGAAGCTTTTGAAGAAAGCATAGCAAGACAAACAAAAGAGATTACAAAAGTACGAGACGAACTTTCTCCTGCTACCGATGAGCTAAATAAATTTGCACAGCTTTGGGGCGTTATTTCAAATTATAATCTTGCTCCTTTAAATGAAGCGGTAGCTCAACTACGAAGAACTCTGAGAGGAACCGGAGAAACTACTGCACTTTTTAAGGATTTAGACCCAAATCAGCAAGTGCAAATAAGTGATAGATTACGTGCAAGAGCTGAAAGAGGTCGCACCCCTTCAGAAACTAGAGCAGTTGAACTTTTTGACTCTGGAGAAGTTACTAATCTTGAGCAATATACTCAAGCGGTATTAAAAAATGGATTAGCAATTGAAAATCGTACAGAGGCATTTAAAAAACAGTTTTTGGCTAGAAAAGAGCTAGAATCTTTTGACGAAGTCGTTGGTGATCCTGCGTTAGCTCAGGAATATACTCGTGCTTTAAGGGAAAATAATTATGAATTAAGGGTTCAGAAATTTGCTTTAGAAGAATTAGGAGAATCTTTTGACGGTGCTCTAGCTAAAAGACCTAGTACTACCGATGAAGGAAAAAGAGCTATTGCCGAATTAAAAAAAGTAGAAGGATCCGTTGAGCTACTAAAAGACATGCTGAGCGATCTTAGAGCAGCTGGAATAGCTTTACCTAGTGATATAGAGGACAGATTTAACGAGGTCGGAAATACAATAGCGGAGGGTACTTTCTTTTCAGAACAAGAACAGGGCGCTATGGGTTTAAAATCCGCATTAATGGAATTGGATGAGCAATTTCCAGGGCTTTTGGATACTTTGTCAAAAGCTCAACAAAGAAATAATGCTGCTTTAGCTTCTTTTAATTCTATAACTCAGGCTGTGACTGCGTTTGGAGATGCTTCAGACAAAGCATTTACTCCAAAAGAATCACAATTTACCGCGTTGTACGGAAGCATAGATGAAATTACAAACTCAGTGACAACTCTTCTCGGTAATTTAGAAGAGGGTTTTGGAGGTAAAACAATATCAGAGCTTATAGGCGTAGATGATGAAGGAAAGCCAAAGAGATATAGTGAGCAAATAAACGCATTCCGTCAAGTCTTCAGTATACTTGCAGATGATCAAGGCAAAATTAACGGCTTAAAATTTGAAGAAATGAGCATTAATGAGCTTATGAACGCTCTTGGAATAAGACGAGTCTCTATCGTTGAAGCAGAACTACGACTTATAAAAGAGAAAAACTTGTTACAAGTGCAGTATAATAAAGATCTAAGAACAGCTAGAGATTTTGAAAAGGACAGACTAAAAGCAGCATTTGATGAGCGAATTGCAGCAAATAAACTAGCAGCGGCTAGACAGGCATTGCTACAATATGAGCAAAATACTACACAACAAACACAGCAAAGAACAGAAGAACTTCAAAGAGCTATCGACCTTGCAGAATCTGAGTACTTTCTAGTACTTGACAAGTTAAATTTAGAGAAAGAGCTAGCTAATATAAAGAGTATGCAGGCTCAATTAAGTATCGACTCAAAAATTTTAAATGTTACAAGAGAAATAGGTAGCGCCTTAGAAAAAGAAGTACAGCTAAGAAAGCAAATTCAAGATCTTTCTCGCTCGGAAGCAACGGCAGATATACAAGAAGACGCAGCAGAGAAAGCATTATTAAATCCTTTCTTCGATAAAGAAAAGTACATTCGCGAAGAAATGTATAACCTGGAACTAAGTCTCGTAAGTCAAAAAATCACACAAGCTCAAGAAGAGTATAATAGAAAGGTTCAAGGAATTGGACTAGAGTATGATCTTTTGAAAGCAAAAAGATTGCAGACAAAGTTTGAGTTAAAAGCTTTAGCCGCAGATTTAAGAAGTAAAAATAGAGGAAGAGAAGCTGATGAGATACTACGACTTGCTGAGCGATATGATGTACAGATGCGGGATATTAATGCACGTAACAAACAAGCTGCACTTGATTTAGCAAGAGATACTTACTTTTCTCAGTTAAGAGCATCAGAAAGAACTCTAAAAACTATGGAAAGAGCAAAAATAGAAGCTTCTGCTCTGTCTGATATTTTAGATAGTGCAGGAAAAGCGTTTTCTTCTGCTCTTACTGATAGCATCACTGCGGCACTTACAAATAATGGCGAAGAAGATATCAGTGAAAAAATAAAAGGTATCTTCCGAAGTGCTCTTGATTCTTTACTAAAGACCGTAGTTCAAAGAGGAATTGTAGATCCCCTCCTTGAGCAGTTAAATTTTGATTTCTTAAAGGATCCTGCAGAACAGGCTATGAGAGGAGGTGCTGATTATACTTATGATCAAATAATTAAAGCATTCCAATTTGCGGCCAATGAGTACCTATCTCCTACAGATATAGGCAGAGATCACTATGATTATTATAGACCAGTAATAGGAGCTGACGGTATAAATATGAACGCAGCATTTGGTCGGCCAACAACATATGATACAGGTATAGGTGATCCTATTAGTATAGGAACTTACGCTACAGATTATTTTAGAGCAAATAATGGATTTGGACCAGGAATGGGGCTAGATACTTCTGCAATTACTAACGGCCTTTCTGAAGGCCTACAGCCATCTCTTAATATGGCGGCAGCTTTTGGTCAGCCTACTACTATGAGTCTGCCTGGAGTACCTAGCATGGCATCTACAGCGGGAGTATTTGGAGAAGGCAACCCTATTCCTGTAAGTGTAGATGACGCCCCTGCTTTGATAGATCTTTTCCAAGGAGGCGGTGTAGGCGCAAATGGGTCAGAAGCAGTCATACCTGGAGGGGATAGTGGAGGAAAAGCTACAGCAGGCAATTCAACCGATAAAAATACAAAAGCAGTAGAAGGGCTTACCATAGAAACCGCGCAATCTCATTTACAGACTGCAAGTATGGTAACTGCTACAGCAGCACTTGGCGCTCAACTTCTTGGGAATGAAAGAGCCGCACAAGCTTTAATGAAAGTAATGACTCTGTTACAGTTTGCAGTTATGGCTCTAGAAGTAGCAGTTATGCTCGATGCAGTCACGCCACTTACAAAATTTGGTGGAATTGTATCAAACGGTAGAAAGCTGCCCGGATATAATAATGGAGGAATAGCAAGAGGTCCTCACTCAGGATATATGGTAGAAATGCATGGTACTGAAGCGGTTGTACCTCTTCCAAGAGGCAATGAGATCCCTGTAGAAATCCGTGGGGGTATGGGTGGAAGCCAGCAAAATAATGTTACTGTAAATGTTGCTGTAAATAATGATGGAAGTTCAACAGCTCAAACTACAGAAGAAGATAACCGTCAAGCAAGAGAATTTGGAAAGGCGATTACATTTGCTGTTCAGAAAGAGATGCAAAAGCAAAAACGAGCAGGCGGAATCCTCAATCCTTATGGAGCATAATAATGGCAAAATTTAGTTTTACAATTTCAGGCTCTGCAATAGATGTTTTAAAATCTGAAACTCCAGGAACAAATACAGATTTTGAAGTAGTAGCAGATCGAGGATTGAATAGAGAAACACAACAGCGAGTACTCAATGCTACTTTTGGCGATGGATACGAGCAAAGAGTATTGAATGGTATTAATCCAAAAGCAGAAACATTTAATATAACTCTAGCAAATCGTGACGCTGCTGATATAAATTTAGTTGCTGCATATTTAGATGAAAGAGCAGGAAAGAACTTTAACTTTACAGTGACGGATCTTGCCGGAGATACAAATCTAAAAGTAACTTGCGATAATTATAATACAGTATATTTGAGAGAACAATATCACTCCCTTCAAGCACAATTTAGAAGAGTATATGAGCCATGAGCGACATTATAGATACAGTACAGTTACAAGAGATAGGTGACTCTCTTGTAGACTTATTTGAATTAACTTTGCCAAGCGGTACTATTTTCAGACTTACTTCGGCTGTAATTAGCCCTGGAGTAGTTCCTGGCGAGCCCGATAATATTTATTTTCCATCAAAAGATGGTACTACTCTGAATGAATATTTTATGTTGCCAATAGAAATAAACGGGCTTGAAGTTCAATCAACTGGAGCAAATCCTCGTCCTGGATTGTCCATGGCAAATATTCCTGTATTATCAAGAAGTTTACAGAATAATTCGGACGGATCAGAAGACGAAGTCGTTTTATTAGATATATTAGAGAGCGAAGGAATCACCCGAAACGTAGATCTGTTAGAGTGTCAACTAGTTTATCGAAGAACCTTAAATAAGTATACATACAAAGTAGATGATGTTGCTGGCTGGACCACTACTCTACCTACAGAGTTTCCGTCGTCCACTTGGGTACTCGATAGAGTAGCGAGTGAAAATAACGTGGTAGTATCTTTTGAACTTGCGAGTCCTATGGACTTAGAAGGAGTTAGAGTTCCTTCTCGTCAAGTAATTGGTAAGTATTGCCCTTGGAAGTATCAAGGATTAGAGCTAGATGGAGTTGGAGGCTGTTCGTGGTCAATTGACAGTAATGATAGATTTTTTGACACAGATGATTCTGTAATTACAAAAAATATTAGCTCAATAAGTACTTGGAATAGTACAGCTACATATAGCGAAGGAAGCACTGTAAAAATTGTAGAAAGTAAAGTAACGGCTCTGGGGGATACAAAAGATTACATTAGAATTTACAAAGCTTCTCGCGCTGTTCCTGTGAATAAAAATCCCACAACTCAACCAACGTACTGGTATCGTATAGATACCTGTGGAAAGATTCTTAACTCTTGTAAGATACGCTTTCAAGGAAATAATACAAACACTACTTTAAATTTACAAACCCCTTTACCTTTTGGAGGCTTTCCGGGATCGAGAAAGTTCAAGTAATTGATAGAAGAAATAGAAAAACATTTAAAAGCAGAATATCCAAGAGAAGGATGCGGAGTAATAGGAATAGTAAAGGGGAAAAAACAATTTTTTCCTTGCGAGAATGTAGCAGAGGGTAACGAAAACTTTGTTATATCATCGAAAGATTACTTTGGTTTTAAGAGAAAAATGGATATAATAGGTATTGTTCACAGCCATCCAGATGGAAGCAGTGAGCCAAGTGAACACGATATCAACTGCTGTAATGCGATAGGAATACCTTATTATATATTTAGTTATCCTGATATGGATTTAACAATTGTAGAGCCAAAAAAGAGAACAGCTCCACTAATTGGACGTGAGTACGAATTTGGAGTCACAGACTGTTTTGAAGCCATGAGAGATTGGTTAAACTCAGAAGGAAAGAATGTACCTCCTAGAGGCCCTTTTGAAGATGATTGGTGGTTAAAAGACGGACTTGATTATTTTAACGACAAAGTTATGGGCGAGTGGGGATTCCATCCCATACAAAAAGCCGAAATAGCAAAAAACGATATTTTAATATTTAATGTATTCTCAGAAAAAGCAAATCATTGTGGTGTATATTTAGGGAACGATGTTTTTTATCATCATGCTGCAAATAGACTATCTTGTAGAGAATCACTCTATCCTGAATGGATAAAGCATTTAACTAGAGCTTATAGACATGAAACGTAAAGTAATTTTAGAAGGGGAGCTGGGAGAGCTTTTCGGAAAAGAAAGAACCATATTTGCAGAAAGCTACGCAGATGTGTTTAGCTGCTTAAATGCGAATTTTGAAAATTTTCAAGATTATCTAGTAGATTGTGATAATAGAGGTATTGGATTCATGATGCACGTAGATGGTAACTTTGCGAATACAGAAGAAGAAGTACTTATACAGCATCCTCCCGGCACTATGACCATCTCTCCAGCACCAATGGGTTCTAGTGGAAAAATAGGCGGCGTTATAAAAATTATTGCAGCAGTAGTTATTGCATTCGTAGTAGTCCCTGCTATGGTTGCTTGTTTCACAGGAACTGCGGCTCTTACAGCAGCTTTAGCATTCAAGGCGGGGTCTTTAGCTGCTTCAATTATGGCGTATGGAGCAATCGCTTTAGCACTCTCTGGAATGATGGATTTACTTGCGCCTGACCCTTCTGTAGACAGGGATCAAAGTGAGTCTTATGTATTTCAAGGTGCACAACAGAATATTGTAGAAGGAGACCCAGTGCCTGTTGTATATGGAAAACTACGCATTCCTGGAAGACCAATATCATTTGAGGCTCGGAATGCAAGTCAGGCTTTTGTAAACTACACAAGACGAGGAAACTCAGCAGCAGATTCTTCAAGCAACTTTATAGATACTGGATTATACGGAGGAACCACATACGGTGGCGACGGAAATTCATATTACAGAAATTTAGAGTCACAAAACTCTAACTATCTCGGCGGAGGCAGACCAATAGACAATAATCCTAATTTTAATTTGGTGTAAAACATGGGCGTTATTAGCGATCTACAAAACGACTTACAGGATCAGGCTTATCAAAGCGGTGAAGGACAGGCTGGAGATAAAGTACAGAATATTTCAGTAACCGACTCCTTGTGCGAAGGACCAATACGAGGACTCGTAGGAGGAGCTGCGGGAGTTTACTTTAATGGCACTCCTGTAGAAAATGCTGTATATAGGTCTTTTGACCCCGGCCCTTTTGCGACCGTAACTTTTAATGGAAGTTCAAGCGCGGGAACTGTAGCTAATACAGAGATACCACAAGACATTGAAGTTGCAGAGGACGAAGAAACCCCAACAACAATAGAGATAGAATCAGTCTATAGTGGAAGTGCTACAATTAGTTCTATTACCTCAAACAGCGACTTTAATACTGTTCTTTCTTTTAGTGCACAAGCAGGCACAACTTTTACGTCAGATTGGAACAGTACTGGCTTAGAAAGATTGGTAAAAGTAACAAAAGAAGGTGCAGAGATAGGTGGATGGTTTAGTGTACAATCTGGTACGGCCGCAACTCTTCTTTCAAGTACTTCTGTAGGATTTTCTGTTGGGGACAAGGTATCTATTAGTATAAACCTTTTTAGAGGATTGGAGCAAACAAGCGCTTCTACAGTTACAATTGTAGGAGACGCTCCTCCCTCTGGAAGTTACAGATTCTCTTTTGCAGGAGGCGCTGTTAATACAAACTTTTTTGGAGGAGCAGGCCCTAAAACCTCACTTGATAACCCTCAAGTACAGTTTAGATCTGGTACTCCTTTTCAGGCTCCTATACAAGAGCTCGGAGGAGTTGGCGGTGCAGTAACGGGAGTAGGAACTTCTCCTGCAAATACAGACTTAAAAATTATTGGCTCAGGAGTAGTACCAGGAGTTAGTCCAATTGATTTAGCAGGGCTTCCGGAAGACAATGCAAATGATTTTGCAACTACTGCTACTCTTCTTAGCTCTACAAATTTTGGCTTAGGACAAGCGGCGAAACGACGCGAAGCAGATGAAATAAATTTTGCAATTAACTATCCCGCGATGGAAACCATCAACAATAATAAAGGAGATAGAGAGGCTGCGTATGCACACTACCTTGTACGTATAAGATTTAAAAGAACTTCTTCAGATGCTTTTGGCGCCTGGGAAAATGCTTTTCCTAACTACGGTTCAAAAATTATACACAAAGGTAAAGTCTCTTCTGCACGTCAGTTTGACCACTATATCGGACTAAATCAATACAGACCTTTCCACGATTTTGAAGTTCAAATTGTAAGACTTACTCGTCAGAATGGTCTGCCTGTAGTTGCCAATGGAGGCAATGGAGGGCGTAGCGATAAGAAAAAATGGACTACACGAGTAGAATCTACTTTAGGTACTCTTGGGCATACAATAAAAGACAACTTATCTTATCCATATACTGCAATTGCATCTACAGCTTTCTCATCGAAAGCATTTCAAAGAATACCAAAAAGATCGTATCTAGTAGAAGGTAAACTTGTTCAAGTTCCAAGTTCATATACTCCTCGGGAATATTCTTCCGACGGTGTGGCACAGTATGAAGATTTCTGGGATGGAAGTTTTAAAGATACTTTGCAGTATACAGATAATCCTGCCTGGGTATTTTATGATATTATTACAAATAAAAGATATGGAGCAGGACACTGGATTCAATCTAATCAGATTAATAAGTACTCTTTATACAGAATTGCAAAATATTGTGATGAACTTGTAGATGATGGAAATGGGGGTTTAGAGCCTCGATTCAGAGCCAACGTATATCTAGCAAAACCTGCTGAAGTTTATAAGGTTGCGAAAGATTTTGCAACAATGTTCTTAGGCATACTATACTGGATGGATGGCCAACTTACTGCCGTCAATGATGCGCCACAAGATCCTGTTCATACATTTACAAAAGGAAATGTAATAAATGGTGAGTTTACTTACGAAAGTACAAACGTAAAAAATAGACCAAACCAAGTAATTGTAACGTACAATGATCCAGATAGTAGCTACGAACCTATTCCTTTAGTAGTAGAAGACAGGGATGCAATTACACGAGTAGGAAGAATTATAACTAGTGAAGCCGTCGCTTTCGGAGCCACTTCAGAAGCACAGGCGCTCCGTTATGGTAGATGGAAACTATGGACTGCTCAAAATCAACAAGAAGTTGTAAACTTCCAAACAGGATTGCAGGGAGCGTATGTTCGTCCTGGAGATATTATCAATGTTCAGGACGCGGATAGATACGGAACTGTTTATAGTGGACGAGTAAAATCAGGAAGTGCTGTAGGTATTACACTCGATAGAAGTATTACTTTAAACGCTGGATCTCAATATTATTTGAGTACTTTTGTAAATGATACTGCTGCATTCTTGAACTCTGCTTCTGCTGTAACAATTGGAGCAACAACTATAAACCCAGGAGAAAAAGTTACTTCTGCATATGTTTATGATACTGTAAATAATGATGGAACTTTTGATCTTGTAGCTTTAGACTCTGAAGAAGTCGCATCCAATGCATTTGCAGATTCTGGAGGAACTCAGCCTCTAAGTCTAGTTTGGAAGCCTTATAGCTATGTTGCGAGAAAAGAATTAAATGAATCTGCGTCAAATAGCTCATATTTAGTTCCTACTCAAGCGTTTAGTGGTCCAGAAATACCAACCCGAGAAACTATCTGGTCTTTGTCAGAAGTAGACTCACAAGGATTAAATGTACTTGGATCTACAAAACAGTACAAAGTTCTAGGTATTAAACAAGAAGAAGAAAACAAGTTTAGTATCGCAGGCGTAGAACACTATAACTCTAAGTTCCAAGCAGTAGAAAAAGATTACTATCTTGGATATCTTCCTGACAGTGTATTTCCTACTCGTAATCAAGAAACTCTTGGAAACGATGCAAAGCCAAAAAATCTAAGAATATTTTTAAAGAGTACAGATACTACACAAGGCGAAGAACTTGCACTACTGTGGGATATTGATGATAGTGTTAAAGATAAGGTTGCAGGTTTTGAAGTTGCTCATAATTCAGATAGCTTGCCCAGTCCTGTACGAGTTGCAGATCAGTTTTTAAATTTAGTTGAAGTAGCGGACGGCAGACTAGAGTTTCGTGTTCGTTCTGTAGGCATTAATGATGCAAAATCTCCGTGGGCGACTTTTGCGTTTGACGTAGAAGATCCTTATAACACAAACACGCCAAGGCTTCACCAAGTACCTGTAGGTGTTCTTTCTAATGTAGATGCTCGATATAGTGCCTCTGCGGGAACATTCTCATTTGATTCTAATTCAGGTACTGTAGTTACTTCGGTTTCGGATGCTCAAGGATTAACAAGATTAACTCCACCGCCTTCTGTAAATTTAAGTGCGAGTTCTATCTCTGCTGGAAACTTAGCAGAATATTTTGTGTATTTTGATAAATCTTCTAGTTCTATATCATTAAAATACTGGGAGACTGAAAGCCTGCCTGGTGTACCTTATTGGATTGACGCAAACGATGGAGATTTAAATGTATCGGAGTCATCTAATTGGACAAGCATTGGCACTGTAAATGTGTCCGCAAATTCTAATATACTGCAAGGTACTGGATTTAATTCAAGTCTTCAACTGCGAGATGTTATTAATCTTTCTGGTTCAAACGAGCCAAATACGATTTCTACAGTATCTTCTTTTGCGGCTACAATTATCTCTATAGAAAGCGATACTTCCGCTATATTAGATAGACCTTTTAATACAGAAATTTCGTCTAGAGAAGGTTTCCGAAATACTTTCCGAGTAGATTATAATGAAGATGCTTTAGTATCAAGAATAACTTATGATACTACAGCGTCTGGTATTGTTGCTCAAAATTTTATCACCGTTGGATTACCTTTAGACGGTCAAATTGTAACTGTTGGAGAAAATGGCCAGATTACAATTGTTGAAGGTTCTATTACTAATTCCTTTATTGCGGAATCTACTATTCTTGCAAGTAATTTATCAAACGAACTAGCAACACGAATAGAAAGCTCATCCGCTCAAGCAGAAGCAGCATTGCTTGCAGCAGAAGCTGCTTCTGCTTTTGCAGCAGAAGCCTTAACTGCGGCAAATTCTGCGTCAGCTACAGCGGTAGCACTAGAAGACAGTCTCTCTGCAGCAGAAGCACGTCTTGATGGAGTTGACGCAAGTTTAAGTGCCGCGCTCGCTGTAACTAATAGCAATATTAATATTATAAATATAGATTTAGATAGTTTTTCAGCAGATCTTTCATCTGTACAAAATGCTGTAGACTCAATATCGTCTACAGTTGCATCTTTATCTGCATCTTTCTCTGCTTTATCTAATACTCTATCTTCTGAGGTTGCGACTTTATCTTCTGAGTTTGTATCTTTATCTGCATCTTTTTCAGCTCTTTCAGTTGAAGTTGATACTTTATCTAGTACTGTTGCAGGCTTTTCAGATTCCTCTTTATCAGCATTTGCCGCCGCCGCTTCGGCAGCTTCAGTAACAGCTTCCGCAGCAGCAGTAGCGGCAAATAGTGCAAGATCAACCGCAGAAACCTTTAGAGATGAGTCTAATGCATTTGCACAAAGCGCGTTAGCCGCCGCTTTAGCTGCAGCAGCTTCTTTAAGTGCAACAGTTATTTCTCAATCTGTTTCAGAAGCGTCAGCAGCTTCCGCATCTGCTTTCGCAGTAGCTTCAGCTTCCAGTGCTACAGTTGCAGGTACTTTTTCTACCTCGGCGGAGCAATTTGCAGTTCTAGCAGAAAGCTACAGCAACTCTGCGGCTACATCTGCATCTAATGCTCAAGATAGTGCTTCTTCTGCTCTTATTGCGGCAAATAGTGCAAGCGCAAGTCAGGCGTTAGCTTTTGAGAGCCGCACCCTTGCTTTAAGTGCTGCAAAAACAGCAAGTACTCAAGCTTTAGTTGCACAAAGTGCGGCCACAGTTGCATTGGCATTCTCAAGTTCTGCTTCTTCGTTTGCATCTCTTGCAGAAAGATTTAGTAGCTCTGCGGCCACACAAGCATCTAATGCGGCTTCTTCAGCATCGAGTTCTTTAGTTGCAGCAAATAGTGCAAGCGCAAGTCAAGCGGCTGCATTTGATAGTCAAACTATTGCAGTAAGCGCGGCCTCTTCCGCTTCGGCAGACAGAGTTGCTGCTTCGGCGCAAGCTACCGCGGCCGCTACTTCAGCTACTTCAGCTTTTGCTTTCTCAAGTTCTGCATCCGCATTTTCAGTTATTGCTCAAGAAGCTAGCGCATCTGCGGCTACAGAAGCCTCTAATGCGGCTGCATCTGCTTCAAGTGCTTTAGTTTCTTCAAATAATGCTAGTGCGGCGGAGGCGGCAGCAATCGTAGCTTCAGAACTTTCAGTAAGTGCGGCAAAGAGTGCAAGTACACAAGCAGTAGCTGCATTTAACTCTTCTCAAGCAGCACTAGCATCTTCTACATCTGCATCTGCATTTGCCGCCGCTGCTGCTTTAGACGCAGTAGATGCCGCAGCAGATGCTGCATCGGCTTCAGCAAGTAGAGTATTAGCAATTGAGGCAGCAGACTCTGCTTCAGCTTCAGAAGCCGCAGCCCAACAAGCAGAAAGCTTGGCGGTTACGGCAAGACAAGGAAGTGAAGCAGCAGAATCAGCAGCAGCAACTGCTCAAGCCGCTGCTGAAACAGCTCTTTCTTCTGCTATAGCCGCGTCAGTTCCTTTAGGTCAGGTAAACTTAATTGAGCCTAGAGAGCAATGGACAGATGAAAGTCAGGATAGTTTTTCCGTAATACAGAAACCTGCAACAGAGGCAGGAAATGGTAACTTTGTATTAAGTGACTCTTCTTATGGAGCGGCATATCAATTTAACACCACAGCAAATATTACTATCGGACACGCATACCCATTTGACTTTGCTGTAGATCAAATTATAGAGGTACAATCGCAGTATAGAGTAATTGATGATGGTACTTCAGGATCTGGAGTTGCCGTTCGCGTAGGAGTAACTACACAATCTGCTACTACAATAGTACAGAGTAATATGCAAAGTGTTGGAACACTACGAACTATATCTGACGGTCCACAAACAGAAACATACTGGTTTGGAGATAGTGCAAATGTTGTAAAACCTGCTACTCTTCCTTCTTATGTAGACGAGTTTGTAGAGCTTGGAAGTAATACTGCAAACTATATTTACCCTCATATACGTCAAAACTATACTGGGGGGCCAGTAAGCACAACAGGCAAACTCTCTGTAGGAACACTGCGCGTAAGAAATGTTACTGATGTTGCGAGCGCATTACGACAAGCAGAAGATGCTGAGTCAGCAAAATTTGTTTCACAAAATTCAGCCTCTGCCGCATTTGTAAGCGCAACATCAGCGGCAGCATCTGCATCTGCTGCAGGAGCTTCTGCATCCGCATCACAAACAAGTAGATTAGCAGCAGAAGCCGCGTCTGCATCAGCAGAAAATTTTGCAGGAGCTGCATTTTCTAGCGCACAAAGTGCTTCTTCCAGTGTAGTTGATGGGGCACAATTTGCCTCAGCTTCAGAGAGTGCTCGTACAGTAGCTTTAGCCGCATCGCAATCTGCTGGTGCATTTGCTCAGGCCGCATTCCAGTCTTCACAGTCTGCGGCAGCTTCCAATACTGCAGCAGGTCAGTCTGCTACAGCTTCAGAGAGTGCTCGTACAGTAGCTTTGGCGGCCTCAGCAAGTGCAGATGATTTTGCTCAAGCAGCATTTGCTTCTTCACAGTCTGCAGCAGCATTTAGAAATGCTGCTCAAGCTTCGGCAACAGCCTCAGAAAGCGCAAGAACATCAGCAGAAACATTTTCTCAATCTGCCGGCGCATTTGCAACAGCAGCATTTGAGTCTTCCAGATCAGCAGCAGTATCTAGGTCAGGGGCTGAGGTGGCGGCTACAGCTTCAGAAAGTGCTCGTACAGTAGCACTGGCGGCATCTGACTCTGCAGAAAGCTTTGCCCAGGCAGCATTTAACTCTTCGCAGTCTGCGGCAGCATTTAATACTGCAGCAGGTCAGTCTGCTACAGCTTCAGAAAGTGCTCGTACAGTAGCACTGGCGGCGTCTGCAAGTGCTGGTAACTTTGCTGAAGCGGCTTTCCAATCTTCTCAATCAGCAGCAGCATTTAATACTGCAGCAGGTCAGTCTGCTACAGCTTCAGAAAGTGCTCGTACAGTAGCTTTAGCCGCATCTGCATCAGCATCAGACTTTGCCCAAGCAGCTTTCCAGTCTTCACAGTCTGCGGCAGCTTCTAGGACTGCTGCCGGTTTATCTGCTACAGCTTCCGAAAGTGCCAGAACATCAGCAGAAATATTTTCTCAATCAGCAGGTTCATTTGCATCGGCCGCTTTCCAGTCTTCACAGTCTGCGGCAGCATTTAGTACTGCAGCAGGTGATTCTGCTACAGCCGCTGAGAGTGCAAGAACATCGGCAGAAATATTCTCTTCAAGTGCGGGGGGATTCGCTTCTGCAGCAGCAGATTCTGCAGAATCAGCGTCTGCATTCTCTAGCTCTGCGGCAACTTCTGCAACTGTTTCTCAAAATCAGGCCTTGATTGCACAAGCCGCAGCAGTACAAGCGCAAAATTTAGCAAGCGGCGACTTTATATCAAAGAAGAACTTTGAAGATGGAGAGTTAGGAACTTGGAAAGGAACAGTAAGTGTAGTTAATGCTCCAGGAACTCACCCTCTCGGAAGATCAAAAGCATTACGTCACGGTGCCCGAGATGCTTGGGGACCAGTTTCTGCCAGTGCAGTAAATAGCACCTCTGAAGGTTGGTCATTCCTAGAGTCACCTCATGAGCGTACATTTAAAGTTAGTGGCTATGTATACAACTCAGGAGACGTTAATACAAATGTAGGTATGGCTATTTATAATAGCTCTGACACAGCGATTGCTTACCCTACAGGGTCCGCGTCTCTTTCTAGTCAGACAAATACTTGGGTATCGTTCTGCAGTAGTTTTACTGTAAATGCTTCAACAGGTGTACGATTTACTCCTTTCTTGCAAAATGATGGATTTAGTTCTTCTGGAGATACACTGCTTTCCTATTGGACTGATTTAAGTCTACAAGACACAACTCAAGCAAAAACTTCTGGTGATTTTGCTCTTGCAGCACAAACAGCATCACAATCAGCAGCAGCATTTAATACCGCCGCAGGCCAATTTGCCACAGCTTCAGAGAGCGCTCGTACCGTAGCACTTGCTGCTTCAGCAAGTGCGGATGACTTTGCTCAGGCCGCTTTCCAGTCTTCACAATCTGCAGCTGCTTCTAGGACTGCCGCAGGAAATTCAGCTACAGCCTCTGAAAGTGCTCGTACAGTGGCATTAGCGGCCTCAGCAAGTGCTAGTAATTTTGCTGCCGCTGCATTTGAGTCTTCACAAAGTGCGGCAGCATTCTCTAACTGTGCGGGAACCTTTGCATCAGCAGCACAGCAGTCTTCTATAGACGCAACTTCAGCTTTTGATTCAGCATCTACAGCAAGAGTAAATGCAGAAGCAGCAGAAGCTGCGGCAAGTGCGGCGGCGGCTGCAGCTTTGGACACAAACGCAGTTCTTGGTAATGTATTCTTCCAAGCTTCAGAAAGAAGTGCTTGGTCAAGAAATATGCAAAGTTATAATTTGCAATCAGGAACAAATTTAATTTCAGATACTAGTATTCCTTCGGCTAACTACTTTACTACTTCGGATGCAACATTTGGTAATGCTTATATTTACTCTGGGAATAATGCGAATGAAACTATTGGGCCTCGTAGAGTATTTCCTTGGAACAACGATACTGTTTACTTTGTTAAAGTAGTTTATCGAGTAACTCAGGACAGCACTGACGGTGATGAAAATACTTTCTTGGGATATAATGGTTGGGCAGACGATGGAGGCAATCCAAACAACACTCCAGATTATGACAATCAACAACCATTTTCACACACTAACGGAAATGTAGCTACCGGTACGCAGACACTTGCAGGGTTTATTGCAGGAAATAATTATAATGCAACTGAGTTAAGTGCTCTAAGCCTTGTTGCAAATAACAAAGATGCTGATCAAGGCAACGGTGCAAGCATAGCTCCAGATGTAGCAGAATCTTCTCGCGTGGTGACTACAATCGGTTTTACGGTTCGTCAAAATGCTGGCGGCGCACTCGGCGGTCGTCTCGCAGTTAAGTCATTTGAAGTTTTTGACGTTACTGCCGCAATTGACGCCGCTCTTGAAGCAAAGAGATCTGAATCCGCAAGAGGAACAGCAGAAAATGCAGCTCAGGCAGCATTTACT